TTTGCTCAGAAACTATTGGGGCATAAATCGATGAAAATGACGAACGTTTATCCTGATAGCCGCGGTACCGAGTGGACGGAGATATAGACAGGATTTAGGATTTAGGATTTAGGATTTAGGATTTAGGATTTAGGATTTAGGATTTAGGATTTAGGGAGATGCTGAAATTATCTTTATAAATCAAATAGTAAAAAAAAGACCGAATACTATTTAATCTTAATAAAATCATAAGGTAACATACTCATTGGCGATAGAATGGCGATGACTCATTTCCTCTTAATTCGTGAGCCTTGATACTTTAATGTGTAAAATTACCTTCCCTTTTATATTATATATTGAACCGCCATTGTTTGAAACTTTAGTCAAGGCGGTTTTTAACTACCTTCAGTCTTAACATCTTCAATTCGTTGAATATCATCCATCAGTTTTTTAAACTTCGGTAATAATTCCATATCATAAACAGCATCATACTCCTTAAGTTTTAGTAACATTCTCTTCAAGTCATCAGGAGTGTTAATTTTTCCACCCGTTTCATTATAGGCCTTCAATACTCCTTGTAGCCATTTATAATAAGCCGAGCTTTGCGATTGGAGAATATCGTTATTTGATTTAATTCTTTTTATTTCAGCTTCATTATTCTCATTTTGAAGTTCAATCGTAGATAATCTATGTTTCTTCTTAGCAATCTTAATATCAACGTCTGTCTTACCCAATACATCACTATTTTTAATGAGAAAATATTGGCTAGCTGTAAGTTCGACAACAAAACGGGTGCAATATGGCATCGCTATGGCTAAAATCGTTCCAAAAATAACAGGAAGAATAAAATATAAAAAGGCAAAAGACGGTTCGAAAGTCATAATACCTAAAGTCAGTTCTATATCATTTTTTGATTTAATTATAATTAGGATGTGTTGCCAATTAGTTATTATGACAGAAGAAAACATATACATGTAAAGTCTGTTGGTCAACCGGTCCTTTACAGCTTCAACTGCAGCCCCAACCATATTATTCGAATCACTCATATCCAATCCATATCCAATATAAATTTAATGTATTTATGAAGTTAAGCTTAGTAAAGCGCTACATATATTAATGAAATAAAGTAAAATTTACTAATGATAATGCCCCTTAAATGATTGCGGAGGAAAGCACCCAGACAGAGATAATTCCATTTCTGCCCCAGAGTTTAGAAAAATTTTAATGCGGTGATGTCATAACTACTCATAAGTGTTTCATAATTTCTCTACCGATTATCTCGGCCATCAAGGGCGGGACAGCATTTCCTATCTGTCTCGCTTTTGACTGTAAAGCCCCATAGAATTTATAATCTCTAGGGAAAGTCTGAAGACATGCAGCTTCGCGTACGGATAATGCACGGTTTTGTTCGGGATGTCCAAAGCGCCCGTTTGAGTAGCTAATGCATTTAGTTGTTAGACTACTTGCTGGCTTATCCCAACTAAGACGACCATAAACATCAGTATGTCCTACATGATGTTTGTGGCACTCAAGTATTAATTGCTCAGGCCAATTTTCTCGCCCCCCTCCCTCAGGCGTTACTTTTATTCGCTCGATATTCACCGGAGATAATTTCGCAGTTTCATGATCAGGTATATCTGGATGTTTACAACCTGCATCAACTTCAGGAAAATCATAAATCCAGTCTTTTACTGTTGAATATGGCTTCATCAGTCCATCATGGGTTACCGACGGCAGTTGTATAGCTTTATGTTTTGAGGCAACTAGAACTAATCGCTCCCTCTTTTGAGGGACACCAAACCATAGAGCAGGTAATACTTTATATTCATAATGATAACCTAGCTCATTTAATGTTTCGACAAAGCTTAAAAATGGTCGAGACTTGCTAGATATCTTCTGAATACCAGGGACATTTTCTACAAAAACGAAGTCGGGTAAAATATCTTTCACAAATCTAGAAAACTCACCTAAAAGATCAATTCGGGGATCATCATCCACTTTATTTTTATTTTGGGATGAGAATGGTTGGCAAGGAGCGCAGCCAGAGAAAAGGATATAATCATCATTAGCATTGCTTATTTCAATAAAATCCTTAACTACATTAATAGATAGCTCTCTAATATCCATCGTCAAGAAAGTAGAATCAGGGAAATTTAATTTAAACGTTTCACCTGCATCTTTATTCAGATCAATACCAAAAACCACATCCATTCCAGCCTGTTTGAAACCTTGACTGGTGCCCCCACATCCCGAAAAGAAATCAAAAACTTTTATACTTTTTTTATGTTTTTTCATTCTTTAATCTCATCATCTGCATTAATTTTAACTCTTTGTATTCTACCATAATCTGCAAAAGATGTAATTATGTTTCTTATCGCACAAAAACTTTCAGACCCGGAGTCAATTCTACCAACAATCCTTCTCTGCGTATTAAATATATCGTCTGATGTGCATTCATCATTATCCAGATCCAACTTACATAACTCTCGAAATACGTCCTTCTCTGGGAGATTAGGATTTATCTTATCTAACAATAACTTATAATCAGGCGGGATATTTTCAAGAATAAAAGACTCCGGAGTTTTCATTGGTAAATATGTGACACACTTGCTAATATAGTCGAGAAAATCTCTTTGCATTCTATAAAGAGCCTGTTTGTTAACTTGCCCATTATTCCCATCAGCAAGGAACTTTACCTCACAACCTATAATATCCTTAATTAATCCCCCCAAGTTCTCGTTCTGAGATTGTGGAACTGATGAGGAAGTAACAAATTCAGTATTTTTATTCTTATCGCCATCCAATAGGAAGATAATATTTTCAGTTTTAGCTGCGGAGAATGGCGTAATATATCCTCGTATGATTGCATCTGCGCCACCTGGTATAAATTTAACATCGAACTGTGAATAAAATGCCTTCCCTTTTTCTCTGAGTGCCTTTTTTACAATCTCGACTGCGAGGCAATCTTCCACAAAAATCGTTTTCTTATTCAGAGTCTCACCTAAATGAAAGAAAGCCTCCTCTGGGCTGACGTTTGAAATAATATCGACCTTATTAGCATCTTCCTTGATATGAAATAATTTCACCGCATCCTTTGGGATTTTCTTAACAATGTTTGACGAATGTGTAGATATTATAATCTGGTGTTTATTTTTAACACATTCTTCAATTAGAAAATCCATAAGCCTTTCTTGTGCTCCTGGATGTAAAGAGACCTCTGGCTCATCAAGCAAAATAAGTGAATTAGGCTGAGAATTTTTGACTTTGTATACTAACATAGCAACAGCAAATTCTCCGCTGCCGGCAAAAGCCTCTGAATAGCCTAAATGAGATGTTTCCAATATTGCTGTAACTGATCTTACATTAAAAAATGAATGACTTACTAATCTTATGCTACTGTATTTTCTTCCTAAAATAGTGGATATTTTTTCAATTTCACTTTCATTGCATAACTTATTTACAAAAACCTTTTTTTTACCATACCTAATGTAAGACTGCATCTTACCATCGATTACTTTTCGTAAATGTACAGACTCTCTCCGGATAAAATCCTTTTTTGACAAACTACCAACAGTATTACCATGATAGAAAAATTTATCAAATGCACTAAGCTGCGACCTAAAATCAATATATACAACTTTCTTATCAATGGCTTTCCATCGAGTTTTAGTTCTATTGCTGGATTCTTCGTTACTATCAGGAGGGATCATCCCATCCGTTGTTAATGGACGAGATGGTTCCCAATAATCAGGATCTTCATCTTTTTTTATTCTTGCTTTTATCACTTCAACTACTTTATTTGTATCTTTATCGTAATAACCATAGATAATCCGTGAGCGGCCACCGTCTTCAATAGGATCAATACTGGTCGAAAACCAAAGTGCACCTAAACTATATCCATTAGGTGTTCCATACAATGCCTTCAAAACAGAACTTTTATTTGTTCCATTCTGCCCAACCAGAACATTAATCGGGAAGGTGAAATCGATTCTAGCTCCCTCAACCAAGTTTTTATAAAATGGAAACCTGATATGCCGGATGAACGGTTCCATTTTATTAGCTTTTAATAAACTTCTTAGAGATTTCTCTTGTTTGTCATCCATATTTTTATAACCCTTCTTTATTTTCCATGGTGCCTCAGCACATGACTAAATATCTCTAGTACTGACCAATCTCAATATCCTGCAATCTGGAAGCTTCTAGTATGCCACTGCAAGAGAGCCCACTGGTTTATCTTGGCGTAAAGGCTATCCTCACCAATGGCTAGGTACCCCCTAGCTTTCACTGGTGGTTCGGTATGATCTGGGATCTTTTACTCTTCCTTGATAACACGAAACATTATGCAGTGTATGGCCATATGAATCACATTCAGGTTGCCAAGTAAAATTTTTACGACTGAGCATTTGTATGCAGAAACCCTTATAACGCCTTTCATTGACTTCACATACTATAGACACTTTGATAAGCTCCTCATTGTGACTTAGGTTAAAAATAAGTAAGTTCTATATGTACTTTCAATTACAAAAATTTTTCGAGTTTTACTATATGGCTTTATTCAATATTACTACTACTAAACCTTTTGCTATTACTTCATTTGTCAAACACTCAAATTCACCATCTTGACCAATAACTCGAAGCTTATTCCCTGGGCGTTTAGAAACTGCATAGACATCCAGTGTGCCATCAATATCTAAAAGCCAAGATCCGTTTGATAATTCATTAACACCCATCTCAATCAGCCACGACGATATACCACCACGAACATAGTTCAAACTGGCAAGGTTGACGCCATCAGGGATAAAGGTCTGATCGATGTAGCAATAACCATCATCATCAAGTTTACCGGCCACAAGTATTTTCTTACTGATCATCGGTATTACTGAGGCGACAGTCTCCTCTTGAGGGGCTATACCCATTTCGCCGGTAGCAAGCCATTCAAGTGAAGCTCCAGTATCTAATGCGCAGGTAATCACTACGTCGCCAGGGAAATATTCTCTTCTTACCCAGGTACTGATCGTTCCTGAAGAAATATTCAAATGCTCGCCAAGCTCTTTTTGGGTTTTGAAACCATAGGCTTCAATTATTCTGCTTAAAACAGTCCGTCCCCCTGAGGAAAGCATTTTCTTCAGTAGAACATGCCCAGAAGTTGAATTGCCTTTTTTTGTGATTTTTAGATTTTCTTTTTTTGCAAATGCAAATTCACCGGTAACTAACCATCTCAAGTCAGCACCAGTGTCCAATGCACATTTGATGATTGCATTGCCTGGAACACTCTTGCGTTGAACCCAAGCACTTACATTATTTGAAGGAACATCCAGACAGCTGGCTAAAGCTCGTTGAGAAGTAACCCCATAGGAGGAGGAAAGACGTTCAACTATGTGCGCAGCACTGTCTTTAGTTTCAGGCATAGATCCACCAAGGCGAGCACGAAAGTGATTTACATGAGCACATTTGTGATCTAAAGTGAAAACACACCACATGTCACACAGTAGAACTCAAACTGCTTAAAAGGAGATTTTGCTTTATGTCTGAACAGAATGCAATTCAAGTGGACGTTGATAAGATAGCTATTTCTAAGGAGCTGTTAAACTCTGTCGTTTCCCAACTCTTGCCAACGTTGGAGTCAGCCCTGTCAGCAACTATCGTTAACTCAATAAGTTTGCAACTGACCACACTCGCTAACTCCCCTACAATCTCTAAAAAAGATTTTGCTGCAATTAACGGCATCAGCTCCGCAGTCCTCGAAAAGTGGATCGCGAATGGCGTAGTCCTGCTTGCACCAACGCCTTCAACCACAATCACTCAGCAACGCAAAAACCGAAAAACAGGTCAAATGCAAACTGTTG